AGATGGTGTCGTAAACGTAACCAAAGGTTTGCATGGTCGCCATGTAGTAGGAAATCGTTTTTTGATTGTCCTCGATGTACCGGATTAGGCGGGTTTCCATGCCCACAAACTGCAAGAACCATATTGCGGTGCTATCCGACCAACCCAAGTCAAACACGGCATGAACCGGCTTGGTAGCGTCATAAGCTACACGTGTAATACGCCCGTCCTTTTCCGCTTGTTGCATTTCCTTGGCAAAGATAGCCCCGTCCACCGTTTGGCGGCACAACCCTTCCCACACCTGGTTGTACGCTTCTTCGTCCCGTTCCTTTAGCGCATTTTTTTCCAAGCGTAGGGTTTCGGGAAACCAAGGGTTGTCCGACCAATTAACCTTGATTTGGATACAATCTTCGGGCGGCTTGACCACAAAGCGTTGGTAGGTTTCGTCCGTTTCTAGTTCGGGGTTGAACGAAACCCATATCTCGCTGCCCTCTTTACGGATGGTAGGGATTAAAACGTTCCAGGACAACCGGCTTACCGTTTGGGCTTCCTCGACCCATGCAATGTCCACGCCTTCATACGATTTGATGTTGGCAATGTTGTTTTTTAGACCGGCAAAGGCGAATTCCGTCCCATTCTTGCCCCGAATGCTGGCTTGCGTGATTTCGTAAAAGCCAAGTAAGCCAAGGCTTTCGATTTGGTCGCAAAGCAGCTTATGCACCGAATCGCGCATGGAAGTCATGAATTCCCGCGCACAAAGAATACGCATAGGCTTTTTAGCGCCAAGGATAAGCAATGCCCTGGCTATGCCCCAAGACTTAGCGCCGCCCCGTCCACCAAATGCTACTTTGTAGCGGCTTTTCTTAAACAGACCTTCCAGCTTTACGGGAAATTCTGCATTGGCTATTGCGGCCTGGACATCACTCATTTGGCTTTACAAAGGTGACTTGGATGCCCTGCAAGGGTTCACCATCAGCGCCGGTTACTTCATTTTTGACGGTTTCTGACCACCGCATTTGCGCTTTTGTCCACCATATTAGGCTGGTTGTATCGCCAGCCAACGCCTTAGAAAACAACGTTTTGGCTATTTGCCCATTGGCTTTTGCTTTGCCAGTGTCTAATTCGTGCCGGTAATGCTTGCGTAGCGTCTTATCATCTATCCCCACCAAGATGCCTATTTGCTCATGAGGCAAGCCCAAACCACTAGTGCTTTCGACTAAGCGGCGGGATTCATCTGTAGGCAAATGTTCGTGATTCATTTTTATTAAGGGGAATTTGATTAAATTTAAGCAATTTTAGTCATATTATTCTGGGCGAGTTATCACCCAGCCTGCAAACTCTCCAAAGCGAAAAAACTCGTGTGCATCAGGTACTGCATTTTTTACGAAACTATACGGAATTGGTCTTTGCACACCAGATAGCGATAATTCTTTTGCAATAATCTCATCCGACTTAATGCCTGTTGATACTTTACCCGCAATTGTAAGTCTATGCATAACTGTTGATAAATAGCCTGGTGGTCCTTCGCACTTATCTAGCAAAATTACAACGCCGCCTGGTTTCATTTTTTGGCATAAAACTTGTAACCAACGCTTACGGCTCACCGGCGGTAAGAACATCATCACCAGCATACAAACGGCAACATCAAACTCTTCGTAAGGGTAAACCATAGCATCGGCTATAACCAATTTCCCTGGCGCATCGTATTTCTCTGCCATCGCGTCACTGTCATCTATAGCAATAAGAGTCGCCTCGCGTGATGCGATTACATCAGCTAACGCTCTACCTATGTTTCCTGTCGATGCGCCTATGTCGTAAATTAAACCTTTATTGTGCAGATAGTGTCGAGCAACGTGAGCGACAGCACCTGTAGCTAGATCATACCAAGGCAGAGTCGCTTTAACGTGAGCATCAAATCCTTTTGCGACTTCGAGGTTTTTAAAAGTCCAGTCACTAGGTATCTGCATCAAATACTCCTAAATTACAAAGATTATCGGCTACAGCTTTCATCATTAGAGGCGCAACCATTCTGCCTAATCTCTCTACCTGTTGTTGATAAGTGCCGGTCAAAACGTAATCATCTGGCACTGACATGATGCGTTTAATTTCTGAAACACTAAAAGCGCGATTGTTCCAATGATACGATTCTCGTGCGCCAATCTTTGAAGTTGTTGCCTTGATGCATGGTGATTGCCCATGCTGAGATGCTTTAACTAGCGTGAATGCTTTGTGATGTGTTTCACCTGGCTGCAAAGTTTTTAAAAGATTTAAAACTTTAAATCTAGATAAGTCTGTTTCTTGTTTGTCTTTGTCAGTAAAAGATAGTCCTTTAAAAGCGTCAGACAATGTAACAAGGTCCTTTTTTGGTTCTGGCTGCAACTTATCTCGAAACTCTGACTTCCAAATATCGTCTCGAACGCCAACAAAGATTGCTCGTGTTCTTGACTGCGGCACGCCTAGCCACTTGGCATCAAGAATTTTGCAACTTACCTGATAGCCGCTTAAACGCAACTCTCGCAAGATTTCGTTTAAATAGCCTTTAGCTGTACCTTTTGCTAACCCAGCCACATTTTCGGCAACAAAGACTTTAGGCATCGTGCCGCGCAAAATTCGGATGTATTCAAAAAACAAATCCTCTACGTTCTTTTGCTCGCTATCTGAGTATTTTTTTGTTTTACCCCAGCCCTTTTCCCGTGCGCCAGCGGTTGAAAACGCAGAGCAAGGCGGCGAGCCATCGAGTAAGTCTAACTCTCCTTTTGCTTTACCAATCTCAGCCAAGATATGCTCTGCTGTCAGTTTGCGAACGTCACCTGGCAAAATAATCGTATCAGGCCAATTTGCTCGATAAGTGTTTATTGCCTCAGGGATAAATTCATTGATGGCTAGAACTTTACCTCCAGCCATACGGTAGCCAGTAGAAGAGCCACCGCCACCAGCAAAAAGGCTTACGGCCTCGAACTTCGGTTTATTGAGTGAAGCCGCCGCTTTGATTTCGGCAACGCTCGGAATAATGTAATCACCCATCAAACTCAAACCCACATCGAGGGCATTTGTGGCCCATATCGGTTTCGTCTACCTCTTTAAACTCGTCTGGGCTTTCTGGATCTATAAGTTTGCCAAACATGACTTCAGTTAGCTCGTCTGTGCTGAATCCTGTCATATCGAGCGAATAATCAGCCTCATCTAGTACATATAACTCCAACTTTAAAATTTCATTATCCCAACCAGCGTTAAGCGCCAGTTTATTATCGGCAATAATGTATGCCTTGCGTTGGGTGTCGGTTAGGTCTGCTAGTTCTATGGTCGGCACTTCCTTAAACCCTAGCTTACGGGCGGCAAGCAAGCGCCCATGCCCTGCAATAATGCCGTTTGATCCATCTACCAGGATTGGGTTAGTCCAGCCAAATTCCTTAATGCTTGCCGCAATCTGTGCCACTTGTTCATCTGAGTGGGTGCGGCTGTTGTTTACATAGGGAATTAGCTCTGTGACTTTCTTTTGGGTTATTTTCATTTTTTAGCAGTCTTAGCCGATTGCTTAAATGCCGCCGCCGTAGGTGCGCCTTTAGCGCCAGGGCTACGCATACGTTCTACCTTTTTGCCTTCGGCTTTTTCGGTTTTGATGCGTTCTTGCTTGTCGTGCTTCATTTTTTCTTCTTAGCGGCCTTTTTTTCCGCTTCACGCTTTACGGCATAAGCAATCGCCACGGCTTGCTTTTGGGGCTTACCGGCTTCCATTTCCTTGGCAATGTTCTTACCCATTGCCTTGGGCATCATTGACTTAATCAACGGCATTACGATGCACAGTGGATGATCGAAAAGTTGATAATTACGGCTTCGGAATATGAAGTAGAAGCGGTCAAGTTACGCAAGGTAATTAAGGCAGAACCGGCAGCTAGGTAAGAAACATAAGTGGTATAAGCACCGGCGGCGCTACCAGTAGTGTTACTGGAAATGTTCACAATGATTGTGTCGTTGATTGAGATTGTGCTGTTGGTTAAGGTAAACGAAACGGCAGTAGCGCCAGCCAGCGCAGCGGTGTCCATTGTGATGCGACCAGCAGATTTGTTCAGCGTTACGCCAGTTGCTTTGCTAGTAATTTGAGTGACCGCGCCTTGACCGGCGGCGGAATAACCGATTTCTTGGGATGCGTAACAAGTAGTGAATTCGGGGTCGCTGTATGCAACGCCAATAGCAACGGAATTAGACATGGTTAGTTCCTTCAGGGTTAGGCCAATAGTGGCACAGGGTTTATTTTAATCACACTTCCACAACGGCGCAAATGTCCGCTTCTTGGATAATTTGGTAATCCTGGTCATTCACACGGTGAACGGGCCAATTAAGGTAATCCCCATTCCCATACTTCACAAAGTCCCCCACTTGGGCTTCCCGCACTTTGGGGCCAACCGCCACAATTGTGCCTTCGTTAAAGGGTTCTTTGTTGTTAATGTAGATGATGTCCGACAAATGCCGTGTCTTGGGCCGGATCACTACTCGATCATTTAGTGGCTTAAACATCGGATTTCTTTGTATATTTTCGTTTTAGGCGGGGCATCACTACGTCCCGTGTTTCATCGGTCATGATGTCGTAGACCGGCAAAACCCTAATTTTGGGTTGGCTTGGCTTGTATTGCCCGCACCAATCCGTTTCGTGCTTATTTTGCTGCGCCGGATAAAGCCTACAAATACCCATGATTTGCCGGTTTGCAAAATATTCGCAATTTCCGCATCTAAAATCTTCCGTAGCCATTCAAAACCTCCATTTTTGCTTGGTTAGTAAGCCCTACCGTTGTCGGACGGTATGGGTTTACGCTTATTGAGAGCATTTGCGGTCATGGACATACGCCACACCGCTAGTCTTGCCGCTATCAAATTTCTTGTCCGACCCGCATTGATTGCTTTGGGCCACGGGGATGTTCTTGCTTGCG